CGGGCGTGCGCACCCGTTGGCACCCTCGGCGTCGCTGCAGAGATTCAGCCAGGTCCCGCAGAGGTTCAGCCAGGTCCTGTCGGTGATCGCCTACGCCGCCCAGTGGTGCCCCCGGTGCCGCCAGAGGCGTCTCAGGCACAGCGCGTTTCTATGCGCGGCGCGTCAAACCTTCGACCACGCGCTCATGACGCAGCTGGCTCAGCGGGGCTACTCCGCGCTGTGGAATCTGACACGATCCTGAGCAGTTGCGAGATAATGCTTGCAATTGCCGTGCCAGGTGTGGTATAATATACGTATGACTTCGACCGAGAAGCGCAGGATCCGGCGGTTGGCCAAGGCCATCCTCGAGGCGGACTGGCTGGGGTCGGAAGCCCCCACCCTCCCGTCACCGACCGCGCTTCCACGTGAGCAGAAGACCCCACATGTACGGTAACTCCCTGTCCATCGCCGAGCGCAGCGCGCGCCGGCTCGAGCAATTCCTCGCCGAGGAAGCCGACATCGAGAACCTGCTTGAGACCCAGCTCAAGCTCATCCAGCGCGAACAGGCCCGCCTGGTCGCCCAGTACACCGAAGGCCCCGAGCTCGTCGACAGCACGCTGAACAAGCAGCACTCCGACTCGCTCAACCGCCTCAACGGCTCCCTGGCGCGCCTCGCCAACGAGGTCACCAAGCAGCAGAAGCTGGCCCTGGAGCGGGGTCCGAAGCTGTCGCGCGAGGAGAAGGTCAAGGCGGCCTGCAACTACATCCTGAAGCAGCCAGCGCCGGTTCGCAAGCGGTTTCTGGCCGAACTCGAAGCTTCGCTCGAGACGACCCTCACCCCCTAGCTTAGCCTGAGTCCCACGGGGAACGCCTGGTAGCCAAGCGGCGCCAGGCTTTCCTTTTCACCTAACACTTCGACAGTTATCGAACTATGGAAATGACCAGCAAGATCACGGTCGACGACGAGACGGTCGAGTGGGCAGTTCGCCCGGCGACCGACGACGACATGCGGTTCGTCTTCAACTCGTGGATCAACTCCTTCCGCCGGTCGCCCTGGGCCGGGGTGCTGCAGAACCATCGCGCCTACGCGCTCCACGCCGAGACCATCCGCGCCCTCATCGCGCGCGGCGCGGTCGTCAGCGTCGCCTGCAACGCCGAGCGCCCCACCCAGATCCTGGGCTGGGCCTGCACCGAGCAGGGCGATCTCCCCGTCCTCCACTACGTCTACGTCAAGGACTTCCTGCGACAGCGGGGCCTCGCGACCGCGCTCCTACGCGCCGTCGGAGTGGAAGGTGACTACCTCTACACGTTCAGGACTTCGTTCGCGAAGTACCTGCCGAAGAACGGCCGGCACGCCCCTGGCGCCGCCCGCCGGAAGGACCTGTAATGCCGGAGAAGGTCAAGCTCAAGTACATCCGATTCTCGGAGCCCGTTGCGCTCAACAGCCGTAGCGCCATCCGCGGAGGCCGTGCCTTCGACTGGCAGCACGCGGCGACCGCGCCCAAGAACCTCAGCGCCTACGTCGTCGAGGAGCCCGTCCTGGGGCGCGTTGTGCGCCTCTCGGACGTGAACGGCGCCACGATGGTGCCCTGGCATCTCGTGGTCGAGTTCAAGGTCGAGTACGAGGACCGGACTCGGCGCGCCAAGAAGCCGGCCCGCTCCACCTCCAAGGGGTCCAGCCGGAAGTGAGCGGGTTCTCCCGACACCTGACGGACGCCGTCCTCGGCGAGGCCAGCCGCGCTGCTGCCGCCTTCCAGGACCAACTGCACCGGGACCGCCAGGCGGCCCGGGACCTGTACGACATGTGCACGGGCGTGCAGCGCCGTCTGCTGGACGACCCGTTCCGCTGGGTGGCCGCTCGGGTCCCCCGGCGCGGCGGAAAGTCGTTCGTGGCGCTAGCGAAGGCATTCATCACGTGCCTCGAGAACCCCGGGGCCGTCGTCCCGATCATCACGCTGACCCTGAAGTCGGCGAAGCGCATCTACTGGCGCACCATCAAGCAGTGGAACCAGTTCCACGGTCTCGGGCTCAAAACCCTGGGCACCGAGTACGAGGTCTACTTCCCGAACGGCAGCGTCATCTTCTTGATGGGCGCCGAGAGCCGTGCCGAGATCGACAAGATCCGCGGCGACGCCTACGACGGCGTCATTCTGGACGAGTGCAAGTCGTTCGCTCCCAACATCCTGAGCGAACTCATCGACGACGCCATCATGCCCGCCCTCGGCGACCGCGAGGGCTGGATGCTGATGATTGGCACCCCGGGCACCATCCTGAGCGGGCCGTTCTACGAGGCCACCGAGTCCACCGCGCCCAATGCTCAGGGCGACTACGTGTGCAAGCCCTACGGCTCCAACGACCCGTACTGGGAAGACCACGAGCCAGAGTGGTCGTTCCACACCTGGACCCGTAAGGACAACACGGCCATCCCGCACCCCGAGACCTGCGCTCACAAGCACGAGCCGTGGGGCCACTTGTGGTGCGAGGCGCTGCGCATCAAGAAGCGCAAGCGCTGGTCGGACGACAACCCGACCTGGCTGCGCGAGTACCTCGGGCAATGGGTCCCGGCCGACGACGCGATGGTGTACGCCTACTCCCGTCTGGTCGCTCTGGACCGGGCCAATGGAGTCGAGCCGCGCTGCGTGTGGAACCGGACTTCCCGGCTCGCCAAGGACAACTGGGGCCTTCCCGAGGGGCACGACTGGCACTTCGTTCTGGGCCTCGACCTCGGTTACGACCCCGACCCGACCACCTTCGTGGTGTCGGCCTACTCGCTGACCGACAACTCGCTGTACCCGGTCTGGGATTACAAGGCCAACCACCTCAAGGTCCACGAGATCGGCGCCATCATCAAGCAGGTCCTCACGCGCTTCCCCGTCGAGTCCATGGTGGGCGACACGGGTGCCCTGGGGACCATGATCGTCGAGTCGATTAACGAGCAGTTCGGCTTCTGGATCGAGCCCGCGGAGAAGAAGTTCAAGCTCGACTTCATCGAGCTCCTGAACTCGGACATGCACGACGGGAATATCAAGATCGACCCGGATTCCGACCTCGCGCTCGAGATGCAGATGCTGCAGTGGGATGTCAGCTCCGACGAGCTGGCCAACCTCGCGAAGCTCGGGAAGCTGCGCGAGCACCGCGACTGCCCCAACGACCTCTGCGACGCCTTCCTGTACACCTGGCGGTATTGCTACCACCATTTCGCCAGCCCGGCCGAGAGCGCGCCCGCGCCCGGCTCGCCGGAAGCACGGCGCCTGGCCCTGAAGAAGGAGATCGCCAGGGTCGAGGAGCGACGCGCTCTCGAGAACCAGCGCGAATGGTGGGAGGACCTCAGTGACGAGGCTGCCCTGAACCTAGCCGCGTACGACCCCGCCGGCGAATTCGGAGATTTCTTTGACTAAAGGAGACGTGATCCTTATCGGCCAGCTGGCCGAACAGCTGCAACAGCACGGCGTCACCGAGGCCAGCGTGACCTCGTCTGACGGCCAGACGGTTTCCCTCGTGCTCAGCCCGTTCCACAGTTCCCCAACCCCGTCGCGAGACACCGACGATGACGACGAACTCATCGACCTCGACGACGAGCGCACCAGCGAACTTCTGTTTGGCGGTGAGCGCCCCACGTTCTCTCGCCAGCGATCCCGGCGGAACGAGATCGAACGACGGGAGCTCGCACGCAGCAAGCCGCAGGAGTAGTTCATGAACGAACCGACCATCTGGTACGAAGCCGACGAGGGGGAGGTCCACGACCTCTTCTTCTCGTGGCTGCGCAGCCTGGAGGAGGACCAGATCTCGATCCACGAGATGAACCTCCTCTACGCGAAGCTGTACAGCAACCGCGAGCTGCAGGCCATCGACTGGGGCCGGTGGTCGTTTGAACGCGCCCAACATCGCCCGCTGTCGGCGACGTCAGACAACATCATCCAGTCGGTCTGCACGACCGCCACCTCGATGATCGCCAAGAACAGGCCCAAGGGTACTCCCATCGTGCGCGGTGGGTCGTTCAAGCTCGCCCGCGAGGCGAAGAAGCTCGACCGCTACCTGTTCGGTCTGGCCCTCTCCCAGAACTTCTACCGCGAGGCCCCTCGCGTCTTCAACGACGCCACCTGGGCCGGGACCGGGTTTCTGCGGGTCGACCTCGACCACCTGCACAAGTGCATCGTCACCGAGCGCATCATGCCCGACGAGATCGTGGTCGACCAGCAAGAGTGCCTGAGCTCGATGCAGCCCTCCACCATGGTCCACCGGCGACTCATGAGCCAGCAGCGAGTACTGGAGCTCTGGGGCAAGGGCCGGTCGAAGAAGGCCGAGGATGTACGCCTGGCGGTCCAGAAGGTGCGCGAGAACGGCTACGAGTACACCTCCTACCTCTCGCTGCCTCCCCGGATGATGATCGTGGCCGAGGCGTGGCACCTCGAGTCGTTCCCCGGCGCGGGCGACGGCCGGCACATCATTGCCACCCCAGGCGCCACCCTTCTCGACGAGCCATACACGCGCAAGCGCTTCCCCATCATCCCCTTCCGCTGGGAGGAGCCGCTCAGCGGCTTCTACGGCCAGGGCGCTGCCGAGCTCCTGATGCCCGCCCAGCTCCGCGTGAACGAGCTGAACGACGTCATCAAGCGCTCGCAGGACCTGCACAGCCGGCCGCGCATCTTCATGGACGCCGGCTCGAGCTTCATCAAGCAGACCCTCGACAACGCCCTGGGCCGAATCTACCAGTACCGGGGC